GTATTTTCTCGTATTAAAGACCTTAAGGTCTTTCTTTCCGAGTAAGAGTTCTTGGAAGAGATTTCCTCTAGTAACTCTTTTAGCGAATTCCTCTACTGAGAGAATACCGCTATCCGCTGCGAGAGATATTACTCTCTTGGCGTTATTCATGGGGTCAGGGAACTGTTGTTTCAGTTCCCACCATGAGATTGCGTTGATATAAGTTGGGTATTCACTCAACTGATCAACGATACTCTGCTGGTAGTCAAGAATACTTTCGACTCCCCGGCTAGAGGTATTCGTGTTAAGGTTTCTAAATACTTTTAGATCCCCTTTCACGTTAATCCCCACGTGTGACTTAGATATAAGCCATCTATGGGGTTCTGGCGAGAGAGCGAGCCACTTTTGTAGCTCACTCTTTAGCCCTAGGCCGTAACCACCTATCTTACTAGGTAGATGGATCGCGGCAAACGCTCGAGGATTTATTGCCTGTCTAGGCAGTAGATCCCCCATGCGTTCAATAAAAAGTGCTCGAATACTAGCCTTTTTATCTAATGTCCAGAATCGGTTATCTGTTGGTAACCATTCAAGACATCCACCAAGCTGTCCCGATTTACCAATCGCGACATTCTTGTTATCCTTCTTCATCATGGTCGATTGACCACGCTCAAGAAGTCTCACCTTAACAGAGTCCACAATAATGGATAGACTATAGTCGTCTCTGTTGAAAGGTTGTTTATACTTAAGATTTTGTAGATTTACAAGTCTCTCAGTATATTTAACACATATCCTGGAATAACCATGTTGCCCAGGACTAATGTGGGAACCTGCTCTCAGATGATAATCTGTGATCAGGTCTAAATAGGCAGTGGGACCCTTTGCTAAGTGGTCGTCACCCCCTATATGAAGGTACCTCCAGTTCGTATACGGACTGGGGTCATCTGTTTCTAGCAGATCTAGACTATTATTGTAGTCTAGGTATGCTAGCTCCTCAATCGATAGATTGAGTAAAGTTAATGATGGTTTGGCTATTGCCTCACCCATCATTATTCCTACCTTGGATAAGACGCTAGTCTCATCTGGGAATAAAACTAGTCTGGGACCAATAGTCCCTAGTACTAGTTCTACATAAGAGTCATTGAACGTTAGTCCAAATCCTCTTATAAACCCGTGGAGTATCGCTTTCGTGATACTCCACTGTTGAGCGTTGGTAGCGTCCTTTAGGTCACTACTCAACACTGCATGCCCTTTCGGGAGCGATAGCTCCTTCATTTGGCATAAACCCTTCACTGCTTCCCAAGTTTGATCCTGTCGGTGAAAACTTGAGAATACTGAAGGGTGATACTTCATTGAGTCAATCAGTAGATGACTTAATGGAGACTGTAACACATTCAGCCAATAGCCTGATAGTGTCACATGACGGGCTTTGTTTCCCATTTCTGGGACAACTTCTGTCCGTAATGCTGGTGTTGGCTCTAGATGTTTCCA